ATTAGAAATATGAATCCTAATACTACTTATTTTATAAATGTAGAGAATAAACCTTTACCATTTAAAAATAATTTAAAGTATAATATTAGGTGTAATACTTCTCAAGATGTTTTAACAGCTATAGCGGATGCAGCAAAATTACCTGATGTTACTTGTATAGTAATAGATAGTTTTAGTGCTGCTGTTGATTTAGCTTTACAAGAAGCTAGAAAAACTAAGAAAGGTTTTGACGTATGGCAACAATATGCTGAGTTTATTAGTATGTTTAATACCTATGTTAAACGAGTACAAAAAGAAGTGTTTGTAACAGGACATTATGAAATATTAAACTTAGAAGGAGCTCCTGAAAAACGTATTAAAGTTAAAGGTAAAGAATTTGAGGGTTTTGTAGAAAAAGACTATACAATGGTCTTATATACAGATAAAAGATTTCATGATGGTAAAAAGCCTGAATACAGCTTTATATTAGCTGCTGAAGGTACATCAGCAAAGTGTCCTCCTGATATTTTTGGAGAGGATATATTAAAAATAACAAATGATAGTAACTTTATTTTAGATAAAGTATTAGAGTTTGTAAAATAAATAGAACCTAGAAATAGGATAAGTAAATTAGTAATTAACGTAAAAACAAGAAACAGATGAATTTAGATTTTAATAGTGTAGAAGGAGATAGAGTAGTAACAGGTAAGCAAATTATGCGTCCAGGTATTCACGAAGGAGTTACTGTAACAGGAGTTATGGCAGATACAACACCTAATGGTAAAAATGTTGTTAAAGTAGGCTTTGTTAAAGAAAATGGTGAAGAATTGGAAGTTAGTTGGTCTATGGAAGGCGGAGCTGTTCCTTATACAACTTCTAAATTAAAACACATGCTAACTAAACATTATGAAAATGATAAAGTAGCTAGTATGAATAATATTGATAAAATCAATGCTGCATTAACTGGTAAAGCTTTTAGATTGAAAGTTAAAGGTGTTGAGTATATGAATAAAGAAGGAAAAGTTAGAATTAAATCAGACATTGGTTTACCTGACTTTTGTGAGAATATGGTTAAAGTAAATGCAGGGGAATCAAAGTTAAAATTTGATGAAACAAATAAGTATGACGTAGAAAGATTACCTTCTGAAAACGTAGCTGCTCCTCAAAAAAATGATTTACCATTCTAAATTTGAGATTTGATTTTTCAAATAAAGAAGAAAAAATCAGTAAAGACCTAATATTATCTTATGTTTCACCTTTAGAAATAGTCGAATATTATCTTAATGTTAAAATTAAATATAATACCTTGATTAGCAGTCCTTTTAGAAAGGATAGTAATCCTAGTTTTGGTATTAAAGAAATTAACAATAAAATAATAGCTAAAGACTTTTCAACAGGTGAAACATTTGATTGTTTTAGTATAGTACAAAAGCTTTATATGTGTACTTTTATAGAAGCTTTAAAAATAATATCCAATGATTTTAATATTAATAAATCTAATAGTAAGCAATTACCAAGAATTCAAGTTGATTCTTCTGATGTTTACAACAGCAAAACAACTAATAATAAGAAAATTATAACTATAAGAAAACAACCTTTTACTAAAATAGATATAGATTACTGGAAGCAATATTCAGTAAATATAGAAGATTTAGTAAAATTTAATGTTTTTAGTTGTAAGCAAGTATTTTTAGATGATAAATTAGTTAAATACTATACAAATAATAATCCAATTTATGCTTATGAATTTAGTGAATTTGATAGAATATCCTACAAGATATACTCTCCTTTGGCTGATAGAAAGTTTAAATGGCTTTTTAATGGTTCTAAAGAGAATATAGAAGGCTATGATATGTTATCTAACCTTGATACTACTTTAATCATTACAAAGAGCTTAAAAGATGTTATTGTATTATATAAACTAGGTTATAATGCTATTAGTTTACAAGGAGAAGCTAATAGATTAGAATATGAATTCTATAATAAGCTAACTAAAAGATTTGTTAATATTATATCATTTTATGATACAGATGAAGCTGGTAAAAGAGGTGCAGATAAGCTAAACAAAGACTTTAAAATACCTTCAATATTTATTCCTGATGAATATGATATTAAAGATATTTCTGATTTTATAAAAGAAAGAGGGTATCAAGAAGCAAAAGAAGTAATAGATAAACTTGTAAATGGAACAATTAAACCATGAAGAAAACAAAGAATTATCTAGTAATCTAATTTATAAAATCGAGATACCTGATTATATAGAATTTGTTCAACTTTCTAAAAAGAGAAGACCAATTTATTATAAGAAAGGTACTAAAATACCTAAAAGATACTTAAACAATCCTAAATATAAATACAATAGTTTAGGATTCTTAATTGATGAAAACAATGAAAAAATATTAAAGAACATACGTGCAGCTGGTACACCTAAATTTAAGAAAATTAGAGGTAATGATTTATGGTCAGGGATAGACCATAATTTAAGAAGTAAAATAGCTAACGAAATAAAATCATTTTTATATCCTTATATAAAACCTTTTAAAAAGTTAACTAAAGAAGCTTATCCTATTGGAGTAGCTATGGAATTTAGAAAGCCTATTGGAAGAGGTGATTGGGATTTAGATAATCATGCTTTATTTTATAAGAAATGTTTATTAGATGTATTGAAAAATACTATAATAGAAGATGATTCTGTTCAATATGTAAGGAGTACTCCTTGTACATATATAGAATCTGAAGAAACATTATTAACAATAACTATATTTAAAATATGATAATATCTAAAATAGAATTACAATTATTAAGTGATGATTTAGCAGAAATTATGATTAAATCTAAATATAATCATAATGATTTGTATGAATTTGATGAAACAAATAAAATTTTTATAATAACTGAAGAAAAAAATAAAGAATTAGAACAACTAGTTAATGACTTACAACAATATATTACAACTAATTTTATTGTTGAAATTATAAATTAAATAGATGAAACAAACAGTTATTAAGAATTTAACAGAAGTAACAGTTAAATACCCTGAACAATTTGTACAAAAAATTACCAATTTTATAGATAAATATGGTAAAGATAATACAAATAGCAGGTTATTTAATCTAGCAATAAATGGAAGATATTCTGTAGGATCGCTAATCAGTGATTATATAGATGAGCTTTCTGACAGAATGAATATTCATTTTGATAAACAAAAGATATATTATTTATCTAATTTGTATGATGAATGGATAGAATTTGTAAATGATAATGTTTTAGATTAATGAGATATTCTATAGTAGAAGAAGTACCTAAAAATGTTACAATAGCATTATTAGATGCTGATATTTTTGCTTTTAGAATAGCTGTTAATAAGAAACAAACTTCAGAACAAATTTCTTTATATGGAAGTCAAGAGGGCAGGAGTTTGGATGATTTGATAAAAGAGTTTTATGCGTATTTACGAGCTACAGTTTGTAGTAATGACATGAATATAAATAAATATATTGGTTATTTTAGTAGTAATAGTTTTAGAAAACAAGTTACAGCTAAATATAAAGCTAATAGAACAGCTTTTTTATTGCCTGATAATTTGAATGAGCTCAAACGCCATCTATCCGCAACAGACACTTTCTACTTTGTAGATGGTTATGAAGCCGATGATGCTCTAGCAGCTAATCAATCTGAAAATAGTAACACTATTATATTTTCTACTGATAAAGACTTATTACAAATACCTGGTTATCATTACAATCTTAATAAGAAACAAGTACAATATGTTTCTAAAGAAGATAGTGAATATAACTTATGGTATCAAATGCTAATAGGAGATAAAGTAGATAATATAAAGTACCTTAAAGGGTTAGGGGCTGTATCAGCTTCTAATATGTTAGGAAATACAGATGTTGGGGATTATTCAAACTTGGTCTTGACTACCTTCATAAAGAGGTTAGGGTTAGAAAAAGGAGTTGAATCATTTGCAGAAAGTTTTAAGCTGATATATTTAAAAAGAGATATGTCTTTATTTAAAGATATGGAACTTGGAGATATATTAGATTTATATGGTAAAAGTATTAGAAATGAAGGGGAAGAAAATGAGGGAGAGTACTTTAATCACGGACACAGTTGATAATAATATAGAAACTTGCAGTTCTATGTTTTTTAGAAACTTGTTGAATTATCCTTTAGTATTTTGGGGTAAGAATTATTACAATTCTTATGTAGAAATAGTAGAAGATTATGAAAAATTAGTGGTAGTATATACAAGAAGTTTTGAAGATACTGCTAGTTATCTGAAAGTATATGAAGAATTAACTAACAATAAGTTATTTGAATCTTATACTGAAACAGAGAATTATTACATATTTAAGTTTAACTTTCCTAGAGCTTATATAAATGATTTTTATTTACTAATTAATGGTGATTTTTCTAAGACTAGTAATAGTTTTAAAGAATTATCATTACAATGTTATTTAAGATATAATAAAGATTTATATAATAAGTATAAAAAAATATTCTATCCTAGTAATACAGATATTGAATTACTAGAACAGCAACTAGATGCTAAATTACCTAAAAGAGAAATATCTAGTAAACCTGAATTTAGAATAGAAGTATTTGATATTAAAAAGTTTATGTAAGATGATAGGAGAAGTTACAAAATATGATACAGGTAAGTATGAACATTCAGATTTACCTAGAAAAGCATTAATAAATACAATTAAAGCATTTAATTATGGACAAAAGAAATACAATAAATTTAATTATTCTGGTAAAATAGAAGCTTTAAGATTGTACGATGCTTGTCAAAGACATTTAGATGCTTGGTTAATGGGTGAAGATATGGATGAAAGTGGTAACTCACATTTATCTCATGCTTCAGCTAGTATATTAATGTTAGAAGAAGGTGTAATAAATAATACTGTTATAGATAACAGGAATAAAATATACACTAAAGTAAAAGAAAATCAACTAAAACTAGAAATATGAGTTCACTAAAAAATATAGGTATTGAAGGTACTTATATAATACAACTTAATGAAAGCAATAAAAGCCATGATATTGTATATATAGAAAGTAAAGATGTAAAAATTGTAGTTAGTACAGTTAAGAATTATTTTGCAAATACTAAAGGAATAGCTGAAGGTATTTGTAAATTATTAAATGAGAAAAAAGTAGTATTAGATTTAAGTATATAAATGATAGAAGTAAAAATTAAAACAACTGAAAATGGAGTTATTCCTAAATATGCTACAGAAGGCTCAAGTGGATTTGATTTAGTAGCATCACAAGATGCTGTATTATATCCTAATGAGCCTGTGTTAGTACCTACAGGAATAATGGTAGAATTACCAGATGATACTGAAATACAAATTAGACCTAGAAGTGGTTTAGCTTTAAAGCAAACTATTACTGTATTAAATGCTCCAGGGACAATAGACTCTAAACTAAAGCTATGTAGAGCTTAATCTACAATACCAGGAAAATTAATAATTATTATTAATTATGTTATATATTTGTACAAAATATAAAAAATTATGAATTGTGTTATGTGTAATAAAGAGTATGAAAAATACTCTACTAAAAAATATCCTATGAACTTTTGTTCTTATCATTGTTATGAAGCAAATTTAAAAGTTTCAAAACCTTCTAACTGTGAATGCGGTATTTGTAAAAAACCTATGTATTTAAAAAAATCTAGATTAGATAAATTAAAATTCAAAAATCCTACATGTTCTAAAGAGTGTTTACTACTTTTTAAAAAAGAATATACTAAAGGTGAAAATAATCATCAATATGGTTTAAAAGGAGAATTAAATAGTTCTTTTAAAGGGTTGGAAATTAAAAAAAAGAATCATAATCAGATAGATATAAAAGTTTATAATCCTGAACATCCTTTTAAAGATAGGGATAGTAGAGTTAAAAAGCATAGGTTAATAGTAGAACAAAATTACATGTTATTTGATATAAAATATTTTGTATTAATTAATAACAAACACTATTTAAAAAAAGATATAGATGTACATCATATAGATCATAATCATAATAATAATGAAATTTCTAATTTACAACCTTTAACAAGATCTGAACATACCAAAGAACATTTAAAGGATAAAAAAATAATTAGAAATAATAATAATGGTAGAATAATTGGAGTCTTTAAATTGGATAAATTGCTGGAAAATCCTGAAGAGGACAATCAGCAGCCTATCTAGCCTTTAACAAAGCTAGCGGGTTCAACGACTAGGTTTTGAAACTATAGAAATATAGAATATAATAAACCCACGAACATCCAACACTAGAAATAGTGATGATATAGTCTGAGCTATACAAATAACTGAGCAATAAAAGTATAGATTTGAGAGATAAAGAGCTTTCAAGATAACAAATGGATTATAGAGGAGAAATAGCAGTAATTTTAATTAATCTGTCTAATGAAGTAAGAACTATATCTAAAGGTGATAGAATAGCCCAAGGTGTATTAGCTAAAGTAGAAAAAGCAATATTTAAAACAATTGAAAATGGAGAAGAACTTAGAGCCACAGAAAGAGGGGTTTCAGGATTTGGAAGCACTGGGACAAATTAAAAGTGTACCTGTTGTAGAAAAAGTAGAAGAATTTAAACCAGATAATGAAGGTAGTATAGTACAAAAAATAGAATTATTAGCACATGAACATGGTGATGAAATAGCTAATGAAATATTAACTACTTTTCTTATTGAAATATTTGGTGAAGAATGGACTAAGTTTTTTGTAGATAATAATTTAGTAAATGAAACAGATTTTTATAATATTTTTAAAATAGCTAATGATCATAGCAAAACTGTTGAAGATAGATTAAGTATGTTTAATAGTTTTAAGCATAGTAGTCCTGATGAGATATGTGTTGTAATATTAGCTAAAATACTTAAAACTCCTGTAACAAATACTTATACTTTATTAAATAGTTTAAAAAATATTTATAATGATGCAGATAATGAAGAAACAATAAAAGCCCTTAGTAGCCAAGGTATATTGTTTATGAATTATGATTTATTAGGCATTACTACGATAGAATATAATTTAGCAATATTTAAATTTTACAGACTTATATTTAAAAGTTTAATAGAAACTACTAGTAATCCTAACAAGATTCTTGTAATAGATCATAATCTTAAATTAACTTTTGATGAAAAGAAAGTAGAAGTTTTAAATATTGAAGCAGTAGATAAAGATAATGGTATTGTAACAATTAAAAATGATACTACTGATAATTATAAAGTTTCATTAAAGTATTTAATAAATAAGTTTTTACAAGAAAACTATAAAGATAAAGAAATTAAATTTTAATTAATAATAAACAAGATGAGCAAATCTGCAAGAGTGGAAAGAATAAATGAGAAGTTGGATAAAGCAGAATACAAAAGAATTTTATCTTTTCTAAGGATAAAACCAGGTTATTGTAAAAAATCTGTAGAATATTTACAAGGTTTGTTTGATACTGCTAAGGTAACTGAGATTATAAGAGCTAGAGAAACAGTTCGTAATGAAGTTTACCCTTATATAAGTAAATCAAGCAAACTTTTAAATGTTGCATATAAGAAGGTATCTAGTCAAGTAGCTAATAAAGTATCAGGAATGGTTGAAAAACCTTTTAGAAGGCTTTATTTTGATATAGAAACAAGTCCTAATGTAGTATTTAGTTGGAATGTTGGTTATAAACTAAACATACCACATGAAAATATTATAAAAGAGCGTGCTATTATATGTATATGTTGGAAGTGGGAACATGAAAAAGAAGTTCATTCATTAAGTTGGAATAAAGGTGATGATAAGCAAATGATGAAAGATTTTGCTAAAGTACTTAATTCTGCTGATGAAGTGATAGGTCATAACAGTGATAACTTTGATATTAAATGGTTTAGAACTAGATGTTTACTTCATAATATTGATGTATTACCTGATATTCAAAGTATAGATACACTTAAATTAAGTAGGAAAGGTTTTAGATTTAACTCTAATAAGCTTGATTACATAGCCAAGTTTTTAGGATTTGGTGGAAAATTATCTACTGGTGGATTCCAGTTATGGTTAAATATAATCACAGATAACAATCCAAAATCTATGGATTTAATGATAGAATATTGTCAAAAAGACGTTGTATTACTTGAGAAAGTATATAATAGAATTAAGAACTATACTACACATAAAACCCATAGAGGTGTATTTAATGGAGGATTAAGATGTGATTGTCCTGAATGTTCTGGTAGTAATACTACTTTTAATGGTTTTAGAATTACAAGTACTGGTATTAGAAAGAGAAGAATGAAATGTACAGATTGTGGTAAACATTTTACTATATCTGAAAAAGCTTATCAAGAAAAAGCTTAAAAATGATAATAATGTCTAAATCACCTACTATTATATGTAATAGGTGTTACAGAAAGATAAGGGAAGCTAGTAAGAAGGATATATTAAATTATAAAAAACTTAAGCTTGACTTATCTTTTTGTAATAGATGTATAGAAGCATGTCAAATATTATGATTGTAAAAATACTAGCCTACTTTGGCTTTAAGAAAGTTGAATTCCTATCTAACAAGTCTAATAATATACTTAATGTTTTTAACAAAACTGTAGTAGAATTAGATAGTGTTAATGGTGAAATAGAACAAGAGATAGGTACTACTGTAGATAAAATCAATGATTTACATGCTAAAGTAGCTACTCTTAACAGAATGAGTTCTGATAACTTAAGAATAAAGAATAAAATTAAGTCTTTCTTGGAGGGTTAATATAATTAAAGAAATAATAATAATATTATTTGTGTGTTGTTGATAATTAGGGTAAGTTTTAGTATCTTTGCTAGCTTACCCTAATAAATTTTGTGAATGGAAGAAAGAAAAAATAATATTAATGAATCAATAGACATCTTAAGTGATGTTGTAGTGTTTAATAAATACGCTAAGTATTTACCTAAATTACAGAGAAGAGAAACTTATACAGAAATCATAGATAGATATACTACTATGATGCTTAAAAGGTATCCTAAATTAGACTCTGAGATTAGGGAAAATAGTAAGTTTATTTATGACAAAAAAGTTTTACCTAGTATGAGAGCTTTACAATTTGCTGGACAAGCTATTGAAAAGACTGAATCTAGGATATATAATTGCTGTTATTTACCAATAGATGATTACAGAGCTTTTAGTGAGGTAATGTTTCTTTTGCTTGGAGGTACTGGAGTAGGTTATTCTGTACAAAGTAATCATATAGATAAATTACCTGAGATTAGAAAACCTAATAAAGAACAGAAATATCTAATTGGGGATAGTATAGAAGGTTGGAGTGATGCTGTAAGACATCTTATGGCTAGTTACTTTGGACTTAGAAATACTAAACCTAAATTTGATTATTCTGATATTAGAGAAAAAGGTGCTAGATTAGTAACAGCTGGAGGAAAAGCTCCTGGTCCTGAGCCACTTAAAAGATGTTTGTTTGAAATAGAGCAAATACTTGAAAGAAAAAAAGATGGTGAAAAACTAACAGATTTAGAAGTACATGATATTATATGTCATATAGCAGATTCTGTATTAGCTGGAGGTATTAGAAGAGCAGCATTAATTTGCTTATTTAGTGCTAATAGTGAAGATATGCTTACTTGTAAGTTTGGTAATTGGTGGGAAACTAATCCTCAAAGAGGTAGAGCTAATAACTCAGCTGTATTAGTAAGACATAAAATATCTAAAGAATTCTTTTTAAACTTATGGGCTAAAATAGAAGCTAGTAATTCAGGTGAACCTGGAATATACTTTACTAATAATCCAGATTGGGGTACAAATCCTTGTGTAGAAATTGCATTAAGACCTTATCAGTTCTGTAACTTATGTGAAATTAATGCTGATAACATTGTTTCCCAAGAAGACTTAAATGATAGAGCTAGAATAGCTTCTTTCTTTGGTACATTACAAGCAGGTTTTACAAACTTCCATTATCTAAGACCTATATGGCAAAAAACAACTGAAAAAGATGCTTTAATTGGTATAGGTATTACAGGAATAGGTAGTAACAAACTTAAAGATTTAAACTTAACTGAAGCTACTAATATAGTAATTGAAGAGAATAAAAAGCTTAGTGCTTTTATTGGTATCAATCAAGCTGCTAGAACTACTTGTATTAAACCAAGTGGAACTACAAGCTTAGTATTAGGTACTAGTTCAGGTATTCATGCTTGGCATAATAATTATTACATTAGAAGGATGCAAGTTAATAAATCTGAAGCTTTATATACTTATTTTAAAATCTATCATCCTGAACTAATTAAGGATATGGTTTTAATGCCTAATTCAGCTGTTATAGAGGTTCCTATTAAAGCTCCTGATAATTCTATTATTAGAGATAAAGAAAGTGCTTTAGATCTATTAGAAAGAGTTAAACACTTTTATCAAACTTGGGTTAAACCTGGTCATATAAAAGGAGATAATTCTCATAATATATCTGCTACTGTAAGTATTGATAAAGAATGGGAAGTTGTAGGAGAATGGATGTGGAATAATAGAGATTATTTTAATGGTTTAAGTGTATTACCTTTTGATGGAGGTAGTTATGTACAAGCACCATTTGAAAATATATCTAAAGAGCAATATGAAGATATGTTAAAGTCATTATCACATATAGATTTAACTAAGGTTATTGAAATAGATGATAATACAACTTTAGCTAATGAACTAGCTTGTGGAGCTGATGGTTGTACTGTAATTTAAAATAATTAAATAGTTAAACCTGTACCCTTGTATATGTTTGGGATCTTTCCAGCATAGAAACTCGTATTAGTATTAAATATAGCTAGGCTTAGACCTATTCAAAAGCTTCCTATTTAATATAAGATAAGCAGGTTAATAGAGAAATAAAAGGGTTTAAATACTCTATACTATTTAATTTAATAATAAAATAAAATGAAAAAATGTTATAGATGTGAATATACTCTACCATTATTTCTATTTTATACTAATCATACTAAGCATAAAATAGCTTCAGATAAAGGTAAAACTGTTTGTTGTAGATTTTGTACAGCTAAACAATTTAAAGATTGTAATGGAGAAGTAGTTAGATTTAATTTTACAACTAAAAAGTTTTATATATTAAAGCTACAACCTACTATATTAAACACATTAAGAATATTTTTTAAAAATAAATGAATGAAAGGTTTATTGAAACAAGAAGATTTAAGCTATTATATAAGTAATGCTGATATAATAAAATTTATATCAAAAAATGCTCCAATGGATTGGAATAGATGTTGTGACTTTGTTAGAAAAAATAATATAACAAGTGATGAAGGTCCAGCTTATTGGAGGAGGAAAGATGTATTAGGCAAGAACAGTGATGAATATAATTCAGAAGCTATTAAATGGATGAAATTATTTTTTGAAGCACATCCATTTATTGATAGTGTGATGATAGTTTTTGATGATTAAACAATAAAAAATGGAAGGTAGAGAATTTTATGAAAAACTAATAGGTAGTATGAAACTACCTTTTAATACAGATGATGTTAAATCAATAGATGTAGCAGCAGGTAATACTGTATATGTTACTATGAATAATAAAAAAGTTTATTATATAATGATAGAAGAAGCTGAGCCAGAATTTGAAGAAGAAGTTCTTAATTTAGATGATGGTGAAGATACAATGTATAATGATGAATTAAATTTAGAATAAGATGAAGAAAGCAAAATTAGTTACAGTTAAGACAAAGAAAGATGGTAAAAGAGTTACATCTTTAGGAGACAGGTTACCAAAAGGTATTTACTTACATAATAAAAATAAAGATAATCCTAGTTATAGGACATACATTTATTTTGGAGGTAAGCAAATATATGTTGGTACATTTAATAGCATTACAAAAGCCTACAAAGCTAGGAATACAAGACACAAAGAGTTAACTAATCAATAAAAAATTAAGACAGGTAGGATTAAACCCCCGCCTGTCTTTTTTTTATCTTGGTAACTTTACCTTTTTAGTTAGGGTGTAAATACCATTCAGCAACTTCTTTAACATCTCTTTCATATTGATTTAATAAAGGTATTGCTTTATATAAATGCTTTTTAGCTTTTAAATCTCCTTTTTTATATCTACCTGTATCAATTTTATAATAACTAGTTTGCTCAGGGTCATTTGGATCTTGATAAGCAGCTTTAACTAATAACTCAGTACCTTTAAGTAAGTTTTCAGCAAATGTCATAACAACAGCAGGATTTCTAACTTGTTTAATTACAGCATCAAAATCAATTAACCAATAAAAACTTATATCTGTTTGTACTTTTTTAGCAGTAGTAATAGCATAATAAATTAATTCATCATCGTCATCTCCAGCTTTAGCCATAGCTTGTAACCCTACTAATATAAAATATAATCCAATTACAGAAGCTACATCTACCATCATTTTATAACTATCTATTTTATCAGGAGCAGACAATTTAGCAAATTTATATTTATCTTTATCCATCTGTACTCCAGCTAATTCCATTAATTTTACTAAACCTAAATAACCATAAGTTAAAGCATTTAAACCTGCATCTAGACCACTTCTGTAGTAACCTTTTTTATATTCTCTTGCTTCTACATCAAAGTACTCTTTAACAAATCTACGTTTAAATCCTTCAAATATATGGTTTCTAAATTGGAATAAAAATTTACCATACCATATTCTTTTTAATTTAGGAGTATCAAATTTATTGTAGTTACCGTGTAATTCTTTATTAGCTTTATGTAATTTACCAATTAATGTATTTCTTTGGTCTTTAGTAAAAATAACACCAGGCTTTAAAGCTACTCTACCTGTTTCATCTTGCTCATAAGCATCCCATAAACTAATAGACTCACCTGATTTAGTTTTAACCATAGTTTTTAACATCATAGCAACCATTGTAGTTGTTTGTATTTCATATTCAGGTATAGAGTATAAAATAAAAAAAGAATTTTGACTAAACAAATTATTCATTATTTTATTACTAGCATTTTCACCAAATTCATTTTGATGATTACCTTGAACAGCTTGAAACAATTTAGCTAAATAAGCTGTTTTACTATCAACATGCTCTACTGCTCCAGAAAATTTAGCTAAATCATGTACTAATGACCCAGTAACTATAGTATGGGCTTTAACTAAATCTCCTTTACCTCCAAAATGCTTACTAAATATAGCCTCTTGAGCCACTACAAAATTAGCATAAATAGCATTAGGTATAGAACTTATTAAATTCCCTCCTAATTGTACAAAAGAAGTAAATCCTGTTACATTAGAAGCAATTCTAGCAGCTTTTGGACTTTCTACTTTAGTATTATAAAATGAATTTTCTAAAAAGCTCATAAGTTGCTCATTAGCTCTTGTAGTTACATTAATTTTTTCTCCAGTTGGATTACCTTTATTATCAGTTTTAATAGTATATCTACCTTCCATCCTATCAATAACATTAGTACCAAACACAACGTCTTTCATAAGGCTTATTTCAGGGTTTATTTTATAAAATGCTGAGAATTTATTACTACTACTAGCAAACTTTAAAACACTTTGTAATATATCCATACTAACATCATCTTCATCTATACTAGAAGTATAGTATATAGGTAGATAACTTTTAGTATCTATAGTATGTAAACCAGCATTCCAAAATTCTTTCTCTTCAACTTCTGTATAGTTTTTACCCCATTTTTCATCTAACTCTTTAGCACCTTTACCTGTAAGACGATTTTTAGGTACTTTACCTTCAATAGTATATTCTTTCCAAGATTTAGGTCTTTGTGGTATTACTCCATATTTTAATCTTTTAGATTTTGGTAATTTCATATTAGCTTCATTATAAGCATCTAATAAAGCCATATAAAATTTATCATCTTTAACACTAGCCCATTTAGGATTAGTATACATAGATTTTTTAGGGGTTACTAATTCTTTTTTAGCTATAATCCAATCACCATTTTCATTTTGACCTATTAACTTATCTTTTCTAGATTCAGGTACTTTAAAGTCACCATTAAGAGTGTCTGTATTAGTTTTAAACCAATCGTTGTATTCTTCAGGAGATAAATATTCTTTCTTTTTATCCATAATTTTTTGATAATCTGGATGAAGCTCTTCATTTTGTTTAGACCATAAAGATATTTTAACATTATTACGAGCTTTAATTTCTCTATAATCTCTAATTAGAATTTGATAATCTTCATCACCAGCTTTAGGTAATTCAGGTAATTTTTCTAAAGAAGCATAAAAAGCATTTTTATTAGCTTGATATTTAGAATAATCTATTTCAGTAATAAAAGCTTTTTTCTTAACTTTAGAATATACTTTATTTTTACTATCATCATAATCAGTATGTTCTAAATATTCAACTTCATGTATGTATTTACCAAAAAGAGATTTAAAACTATTTACTGTACTTTCAATTCTAGAAAAAGCTTTGTTATATAATAAAGATAATTTAGATTCTAAATTAATATCTTCTTCAATAGCATCATTTAAAGCAGACTTAATTTTATTAGCTACTAAAGCTGTAATTAAATCTTTACTATTAATAGCTGCTTCAGCTTGTAAACTAGGAGCATTAATATCTTGTACATCAGTTAAATATTTTAAAGACTGTTCTAATTGCTCATAAGTAATTTTTTTATTTACATCAGTTATGTTAGCATTTAATTCTTCTAATAATTCTTTACTGGCTAAACTTCTACTAACTAATTTAACAGCTATTCTAGAATATAAAAAATCAATACTTCTTTTTTTACCTGCTAGTAAATCTATTCTAGGATCTATAGGCATATCATTAGCTCTAAGAAACTCTGTTATAGATTGCTCATCTCCAGCATCCCACATATTAAAGTTTTTTAAATATGATTTATACATATTCATAGTATAAAACAAATCAGTAAACTTTTCAACATCCCAATCATCTATATTATGTAAGTCTTTTTCTATAGCATTAAATTTTGCTACAGTTTTAGAAAATATACTCTCTACTCTTTCTAAATATAAATCTATTGCTGTTTCTTCAGAAACATCTAAAAGTTGATCTTGTAACTGATTAAGTTTTTTTAAAGTACTACTACCATAAGACTTATCTCTTAAATCAATCATTAACCTATCAATCTCTTTAATAATATTAGCTTTAACATCTTGTAAAGTACTAGCTTTATTTTTGTTATAAACAGTTCTTTTTAATTGATGTTTAAATTTTAAAGTATTAATTGTTTTACCATTTAAGATATAACTATTAATAATAGTATCTAAAGCTTTATAATCATTAGACTCTTTTCTAGTTACTTTATATCTAAAAAATGTTTTAATACTATCCCATATTCTTTGTAATAAAGTTCTATCTAAATCATATAAGTATTCTCTAAAAGTTTTACTAGATATAAATTCAGCTAAAAATTCTTCAACATCTTTAAAACCATTTTTAACATCATCTCCAAATCTTTTATTTGCTGCTTTATGTTTAGCTTTGTAATTAGCAAATAGATTATTTACTGTTAATTTAAACATTCTATCTGCTTCGTTTAACTCACCACTTACTGCTGAAAATGGGAATAATAAAAACCCATGCCCAACTTCGTGTAATACTGTTTGTACAACAGCTTCATAATTACCTGATTTTATTAAATCTTCATCTAAAGTAATAACTTGAGTAGCTACATTTATACTACCTAAAGCATCTTCTAATTTAGCTATTCTTAATGTAGGATTAAAAGTATTTAGATTATCTAATAATAACTTAGCATAAAATAAATCTAAATCTGTCATATTACCTACTTTACCTGTTTTAAGTATGTTTTCTAATATATTTTTAAAAGGAGTTTCAGAAGATTGTTCAGCTAGTATATTTTGATTTACTAAACCTTTTTTAGAACTTACTTTAGAAAATTGTTTTTCTTTTTTATTATTTTGTAACCCATATAATACAGGAACATTATAATTATAATTACTTAAATCTACTAAATACCCTCCTGCATTATTTTTAAGTCCATCTATTTTATCTTGCCATATTAATTTAACTCCACTTACTTGAGACATAGTATTGTAAACCCATCCTGTTTCAATGGGTTTATTATTACTAATGTTCATTATTTTTTCTACAACTAAATCTAAGTTAGATTTATACTTATATCTACTTTTTGAATTAGATATAGGTATTTTTTTAAATTCGTTAAGTTTCTTAATACCTTCTTCTAATTCTATATCTGTTAATTTTTTAAGATCTCCTACAGCTACAATACTCGAATTCTCTATTATTTCCAATTGAAGAGCAGCTTGATATTTTATTTCTTTAGCTTCTCTTTCAGTAGCTTGTTGATATGCTTTTTCATATTCTTGTTGAGTGATTAATTCACCTCCCCAACCATTTTTAAAATAATCAAAAGGTTCAAAAGGACTTAATGGTTTGTAACCTGTCCCCCAATTTGAATTATAATTAATACCATTGAATATAAAATTACTTTTATCTACAATATTAACTTCTTCTTTACCAGCATATATTAAAGCAGTTCTTTCATTACTTTGTGTAAGCACAGTAATATTATACCCGCTAAAATACATAGGAAAATCTTTTCCATATTGATTAATATGTTTTTGAATAAGATGATGAACCAAAGGAGTAAAGTAATTCATTTCTACTTCTAAAGTTTGTTTTACTCTATCTTCTATTTTACCATAATCTTTTTCTAATTCTGCTTTTTTAGCTAATGCTTTTTGTTTTAATGTTTCAAATTCTTCTTGTTGTTTTTGTAGTTGTTTTTCTTTATTATTTCTATCTCTAATTTCTTGTACTGCTTCTTTTTTAGTTGTAGCATTAATAGACAGGTACATGTTTTTGTATTTAAACCCGCTACCAGGAAATTGATCTATTTCATTAGGTTCTTCAAATTCTCCAGTAATATCTTTTAAAATTTCTTCATCTGATAATTTAGAAATATCTACACTTTCTTTTTGAATGTCTTTTTGAGCTTGTTCATCAACAAGTCTTTTTAATAAATTTTCATTATATTTATAATTTTCAATAAGATTATTATATTGTTCTTGAGTAATTTTAGACAACTTTACATTAAAATTATAAGACATTGTAGCATTTCTAGCTGTAATATACATTCTTTTAGCGTCACTTATATTTTTAGAAAGCTCTTTATTTATTTGTTGTTCAGAAAAAGCTAATAAAAAATTTACATTTTCATTTAAAGATGTATTTATAGGATCTCCTCTTCTTATTTGAGCTTTTGTTCTTGGTTTAATAGAAGGATATAAAGTAATTGCAGGAATTTTATCTCCATATATTTGAACAAGAGTACTATTTAACTCAACTTCTAAATTAGTAACTAACTTTTTAAAATCTTTTTTCTTTTGTTTTAAATCTCTTACACCCCATTCTTCCCCAGTAAATATTCCTTCTTCAAAGTTCTGTTCACCCTCACTTTCAATTTCTTCTGTATTTAATGTATTAAGAATATTTTTTAAACCTTCTAGTTCTTCTTTACTAAGTAAAGATTTTATACCTCCTTTTTTTTGAAAATCTTGAAATATTCTTTTTTGAGTATAAACATCATCTATTTTATCTTGAGCTTTTTCAATATTATAATATTGAAAATTAGATTTATATAATTCTATACTTTCATTAAGACTTTGTTTTAAAAGATTTAAACCTTGTTCTAAAGGTACATTTATTAATTCTGCTAACCTCCAATTTAATTGTATATGTTGTTTAGGAGGATTTTGACCTGTTAATTTAACTATTTGTTTACTATTAGATTCTATTTGTGTAATATTATCTAATAAATTTTCATTTAAGTCTTGTAAATATCTACCTAAAGAAGTTTCTAAATCCACTTTTTCAGCTTCATATTCTCTTAAAGCTTCTATATTATCATTTTGTATTTCATGTAATAATACAGCATCTTTCCATTTATTTTTACCTGTATAAAAATATGTTAAAGAGCCGAAAGCACTAGGTATATAACCATTTAGCTGAAAATGTCTACTTTTTTGACCATAATGACCATGTGAAGTATCGTTAAAACGTAAACTAACTTTATTATGATAAACATTTTTATTATTATTATTAGTCATTCCCATCCATTGAGCTATTTGTTGCCTTCTTTCTGGAGTCATATTTCTAATATCATCTTCTGTAAGTGTTGCAGGATTAATTTGTGGGTCTATTAATCCTTTACTATTATTTAATACAAAAGTGTTATTAACTCCATAAGTATCATGAGCAAATTCATTAGCAAAACCTAATAAATAATTAGTTTCTAACCAATTATGTGCTTCTGCTACAAATTCTTCTGCTGTAATAGTTCTTAAATCAGGATTTTCTAATTTAATCATTTCTTTGATACCATTAAGAATAGAAAGTTCTTGCTTTTTAGCACCATCTATTTTAATAGGTTCAGATAATACAATAGGCTTCTTTTTGTATTTCTGTAATAAATCAGGTAATACTTTTAAAGTGGGAGCAATATTAGTATATCCATTAGTTTGTATTATTTGTTTTTTTTCTTCTTTAGATAATTTTTTAGTTATTTGTTTTAATTCTTGAGTTATGTCCCAATCTCTTAAAGGTATAAGATTTTGAGAATCAAGTATAGTAAAATACTTTCTAAGAGTTTTAGGTAAGAATTTAGATTTCTTTTTAAAAGTTTTATTAAGAAGTCTATCAAAAAAGATTTGATTATCTCTTACTTCTTGTATGATTGCTTTTTGTCTTTGGTCATACTCTTTAATATTAGCAGATACCCAATTATCAAGTTCTTCTTTAGTATAAAAATCTATTTGATTATCAGAACTATATCGTACTTTATTTTCAATATTATATTTTTTAATTATTGATGTATATTTTTCTTTAAATTTTTCTCTGATAGAAAAAGTATGACTACTATTAGAAACTCCGTCAGTTGGTGGAAGATAAAAACCTATATCTTCAATAATAGTATAATCAATAGGAGCTACAGATTGTTGAGTTAGTACATCAGCAAAATTTACTATATTATTTAATTTACTATATTCTTCCCATGTCATTAAATCTGACAAATCTGAAGAAAGAATTTTCATAGCAGCTACTTCAAATGGATCTTGTTCAATATTTTTAAACTTATTTATAAGCCCATTAATCCACTCTAAAAACTTTTTAAAGAATGAATAATCTTTTGGTGCTGCATCCT